CACGTCCGATGACGACTGCGACCTAACGTGCGTGCCGGAGCGGGATGTACTGAAGAAGCGCGTGCCCGGCCCGAAGTATCAGAAGCCGTGCAATCACATCCTCTATGACGCCGGCTGTGGCGTGGACAAGAACCTGTTCAAGGTGACGGCCACGCTGACCAGCGTGGCAGCGGAGACGATTAAGGCGGCGGCCTTCGCCACGAAGCCGGACGGCTGGTTCAACGCGGGCTACATCGAGAAGGGAACCGAGCGCCGCATGATTCTAAGTCACGTGGGCGACACCCTGACGCTTCTAAACCCGATGGCCGGGCTGGTAGTTGGGGATGTGATTACGGCCTTCGCCGGGTGCAAGCGCGACTTCGCTGACTGCAACACCAAGTTCAACAACGCCCCCAACTTCTTCGGGTTCGAGTTCATCCCTGGGCGCAACCCGTTCAACGGGCTGGAGTAGAGATGGGCTTTTGGTTCGCGTTATTCCTATTCGTCGGCACGACTGTCCTTTCGGCGCTGCTGCAAAAGAAGCCGAAGGACGTACAGCCTTCTTCCCTGGGCGACTTTCAGGCCCCGACCGCCGAGGAAGGCCGGGCCATCCCCGCGATCTTCGGCACGGTGAAGCTGGCCGCCCCCAACGTGGTGTGGTTCGGTGATCTGCGGATTGACCCCATCAAGAAGAAGTCCGGGGGCTTCCTGGGCATCGGGGCGAAGAAGGTAACGGTAGGCTACAAGTACTTCGTCGGCCTTCACATGGCGCTCTGCCACGGGGTAGTGGACAGCCTGTTGCAGATCATCGCGGGTGAGGACAAGAACGTACCCTTCACATCCCAGGTGGTCAACGGCGCTGGCGGCGAGAACTATCTGAAGGTCACGATTGACCAGCCCAAGCTGTTCGGCGGCGACGATAAAGAGGGCGGGATGAAGGGCACGATCTTCTTCTATCGTGGCCAGCAGACCCAGGAGGGCAACAGCTACCTGGCCAGCAAGCTCGGCCTCTCTCCCGCGCCCGCGTATCGCGGCCTGTGTCACGCGGTAGGCCAGCAGCTATACGTCGGCACCAGCCAGTACATGAAGAACCTGGCCTTCGTGCTGAAGCGGCTGCCCGACAACCTGGGCCTGACGGCAAACAATCACGACATCAGCGGCGATGCGAACCCGGCTGAGATCATCTTTGAACTGATGACTAGCCCGGTTTGGGGCCTAGGCATTCCGGCGTCGCGCTTCGACCTGGCCAGCTTCCAGGCGGCGGGCAATACGCTTTTCACCGAAGGCATGGGCATGAGCCTTCAGTTGGACTCGGAAGCGGCCGCAGACCAGGTGGTGGACGACATTCTGCGCCACATTGACGCGGTGCTCTATACCGACCCCGCAACCGGCCTGTGGAACCTGACGCTGGCACGCGCTGACTACAGCATCCCCTCGCTGCTGGAGTTGAGTGAGAACGACATCCTGGAGGCGCCGGAATTCTCGCGTGGCTCTTGGGAAGAAACGCTCAACGAGGTCAAGGTCAAGTACCTTGACCGCACCAGCTTCAAGGAGCGCATCGTCCAGGCCCAGGAGACGGCCAACTTCGCCATCCGGGGCCAGCTATCGAGCGACACCATTCCGTTCCTGGGCTTCTCGAACCCGACCATCGCACAGAAGGTTGCGATGCGCGAGCTAAAGACCCACAGCTATCCGCTGGCGCGGGGACGGCTCAAGGCAAACCGCAAGGCGTGGAATCTGCGCATCGGCGGCGTGTTCAAGTTCACCTGGACCCCTCTGGGCATCAGCGCAATGGTCGTGCGCATCACCGGAATCAACTACGGCGCGCTCGAAGCGGGCGAGATTCAGATTGACTTCGTAGAGGACATTTTCGCCGTAGCCTTCACCGGCTACACGCCGCCCACAGGCAGCGGCTGGACTGACCCGCTGACTGACCCGGTTGCACCCACGGCGCAGTTCCTTCAGGAAGTGCCCTATCACCTGACCGAGGCCGGCGAACGGCGGCTGGCGGTCGCGGCTGCGCGCGGCGATGGCACCAGCACGGGCTACGAAGTTTGGACAGATGAAGGCGCGGGCTTCTATCAGAGCAACACCGTGGAGATCTTCTGCCCCAGCGGGGTACTCCAATCGGCCTACCTGCGAAACACGGCGGCCCTGGACAACACCGGCTTCGTGGTGCAAGGCGGCAAGGACCTGGAACGCCTGGTCAGCACCGACGCCGGGGGCCGCGCGCGCGGCGACAACCTGCTGGTGATTGACGACGAGTGGATGAGTTGGACTACGGTCACGGACAACGGGGACGGCACCTACACTATCGGCGGCATCGTCCGCGGAATCTTCGACACCATCCCGGCAGATCACCTGCTGGGTTCCCGCGTGTTCTTCATCAGCGATGGCTCGGGCCTGACGCGAGAGGATGATTACCCGGCAGACCAAAGCATCAGCGCCAAGTGCCTGCCCTTCAATTCGCGCAACACCGTGGCAATCGGCAGTGTCAGTCCCGTCGTCCGTGCGATGGCCAGCAGAGCACAGAGACCTTACCCGCCCGGCAACGTCCAGGTGAACGGCGTTTACTGGCCCGTGGCCACGAAAGAGGACGCCACGCTCGCCTGGGCGCATCGCATCCGCACGGCACAGCCCAGCGTCGTGGAGCAGGATGACCCCAGCGTGTCGGGAACCATCGAAGGCAACTACACGATTGAGGTCTATGTGGGCGGCACGTTGCGCCAGACCTACGCGGCGCTTACCGGCACGTCTCAGGTTTACACGGCATTGCAGCGGTTCACCGATGACAAGGACGGCAGCAAGACGACCAAATTCAGAGTCAAGCCCATAAACGGCAGCCTGACAGGGACCATCCGCGACACCGACGCTTTCACAATGGGCGGCATGGGCATGGCCCTTGGGCTTGAAATGGGGGGAAGAAATGCCTGACCACGCAAGCGTGACGAACGGCCCGAAGCTGGGCAAAATGATCTACGGCAACATCGGCGCGGGCCACATCAATGGGATGCGCGCCTTCCTGCGCGCCTTCGACCAACTCGTGCAAGCCACGGTGAAGCAGCAGGGCGTGAACACCCCGCCTGGCAGCCCGACGAACGGCGACGCATATATCGTCGGCTCTGCCCCGACCGGCGCGTGGGCTGGGCAAGCCGGAAAGATCGCCATGTGGTCCACGGAGATCGCCACGACCGACACCGACACGAAGGTGCCCGCTTGGGAGTTCTACACGCCGAAAGAAGGATGGCTGGCGTATGTGGAGCAGGACGACGCTTTCATGCTCTACAACGGCGCGGCGTGGACATTCGACTTCAAGATTGCGGGCATCCCGCAGTTCGCGGGCACCAACACAACCGGCGCGGGCAGCGCATCGCTCGGTGCTAACTGCCCGGCAGTGACAGTGAGCGCGCCGTACACCTGGATTCAAGTCAAGACGGCCGATGGGAGCACGGCCTGGGTGCCCGCATGGAAATGAGTTATCCGAGCGATTAGATATAGCTTGTTTCGAACGCGTTCTTTTCTAGCGGCTGAGCTATTCCGAACGGCATAACGTGCCTTACGCGCTCCACCAGGCGCACTATCCGCTTGTCATTTGTTGCAAACGAGTCCACATGAGGGAGAGCCGGTACAAGGTGCTGGCGGTCAATGAAATGCTGCCAGCGCAAATGTCCCAGGAAATGCCAATCCCTCTCCGAGATGGCAACCTCGACTGCAAGTGTGCCGCACCGCGTGAAGTCACACTCTCGCAGGAACCTGGCTTTCGTTTCTGGATCAATTACTAGGCCAGCCGGAGTCCTCTCAGGAAGAAATCTGCGCAACGCCGCGCGGCGCGCTCGATCTCCTTCTTTTGTCACGCGACGCAAATGCGTCTGCAACCACCCGAAGGACTGCATGTTGCTCTTGTGGGCCGCAATGATTGGTTGCAGCGAGTTTGGCCTTGCCCGCCAACCCTCTACGAACTCATGTGAGCCAAGGTCCGGCACATCTTCTACTCGCTGGTTGTGGAGATCCGCCAACATCTCCCGGCGCGATACGACCGCCGGAGGCAGCAAATAGGGAACCCCAAGCCATCCACAAAATGCAGCCATCACATGCTCACGATGCAGTGACACCCGGTCTCTCAGCCAACGCGGACTAAGTGAATCCGCAAAATCGGCGAGAGCTAGGGCGCGACCG